TAGAGCAGACCGGCACCATTAGAGTGATAACGCCATGACGAAATTAGCGGCCTCACGTAAAAAACGAGAGCAAGCCAGTGTTTAATCAACCCCAGCAAACGAGCGGTACGTTCAATTTTGCTCCGACAGGCGCCGAGTTCGTCCTGGCGGCCTTCGGGCGCATTCAAGTACGCCCCTCCGAACTAACCCAGACGCACATGTTCAACGCCCGCATGGCGCTGAACTTCATTCTTTCGGAGTGGAGTAATGCAACCCCAAATTTATGGGAAGTGAATCTACAATCATTACCGCTCACTCAGGGAATCGCGACCTATGCGGTCCCGGCGGCCACCGTAATGATTCTGGACATGTACGTGAACTGGGGCGGCGTGGATCACTATGTCTGGCCGATCAGCCGCACGGAATACGCCTCCTACGCCGTCAAGACCACACAGGCTCCGCCCAACGTCTATTGGTATGACCGGCTCATTTCCCAGTCCGTGACTTTCTATCCCGTTCCTGACGGCAATGGGCCATATGTGGCCAACATGTACTGCGTGCGCCAAACCCAGGACGCGGATGTGCAAAACGGGTATAATGTGGAAATACCGTTTAGATTCTATGAGGCGTACTGCGCTGGTTTGGCTTGGAAATTGGCCGAGACTTACGCGCCGCAGCTAGAGGACAAGATGTTCCTGCGCTACCAGCGGGCCTTCCAGATTGCCACAACCCAGGATGTTGAGAATGCGCCACTGTATATCTCTCCCGGTATAGGCGGTTATTACCAGCAATGAGAACCTATGGCCGCGCTGAGATCAGTCCGACCAGACCGCGAGCGCGCGGCGTATGTGATCGTTGCGGGTTTATGTATAACCTTGATCGTTTGCGCTGGCAATATGACTGGCGCGGACCTCGGCTCCAGAATCTCAGACTTTTGGTCTGCGAACCTTGCTACGATACTTACCAGCAAAACGGTCAGCGCACGATTCTGATTCCGCCCGATCCGGTTCCGGTATTTAATGCGCGCCCGGAATACTACGTTGGCGACGACAATCCTCAATCGGCTATCGGTGTCAGCGCCCAATTCAATAATCCCACGCTTGGCAATCGCATAGGCAACATGACGAAAGGGGGAAACATCAATGCGGCATTTGATGGCAATCCGTATAAGCCCGCGTTTCTGTGTGCGACTATTGTTGTATCAAATTCTAGTTTCAATAACTACGTGGGCATTAACTGGACCGGAAACCAGACGGTTCTTAACGCGCCTTCCTCGCTCCAGTCGCCGGTAATCACGCATAGCGTTACGAGCTTTACCATCAATGCCCCGATGGGTGGGACGTTTGGATCGACAGGTTATGCTATCCAAGGCTCTGTTACCGGCTCTCCAGCATGGGGCGCTTGGAACACGATTGCTTCCGGTAACACCGCAGGAACTATTGGCGAGGCCATTAGTGGAACCACCAGCGGCGGCAAATATGGATTCCATCGCGCTGCATTCTATGGAACTGGCGCCGCAATCTCGGTAGCCCAGGTTACCTTTAACGTGGGGGAAACAAACTAATGTCCGTGAATTATACCACATACACATCGCAGATCGCGAACATCACCGCGATTAGCAGCAATGACGCCAACTTTCAAACCATGCTTCCCGGCATGATCGACTATGCCGAGCAACGGATGTATCGTGAGACTGATCTTTTGGCTACGCGAGTAACCGATTCCACCGGGAATCTGACTACAGGAAACCGAACATTTACATTACCAACCGATGTAGGAACCTACTTAGTCATAGAAGAAGCCAATGTTATCTCGCCAGCTACCGCCACTTCAAGCACTGGGACTCGCATCCCCTTGGTCAATACCAGCCGAAGCTTTATTGATCTTTGCTATCCATCTAATGTGACGGCGCAGGGCGTTCCTGAGTTCTTTGCGATGAAAGACAATGCCACCATCTTGGTTGGACCATCGCCTAACTCCTCATATATCATGGAAATACGAGGCACTCAGCGCCCAACCCCGCTTTCAGCGGCAAATTCATCCACGATTCTGACGCAGATGCTTCCAGATGCTTTTATCGCTGCCAGCATGGTTTTTGCCGCTGGCTACATGCGAGACTTTGGCGCCCAATCAGATAATCCTCAGATGGCTCAAAGCTGGGAAACGCAGTACAAGACGCTGATTCAGTCGGCTAATGTTGAGGAGCTTCGCAAGAAGTATCAAAGCCAAGCTTGGACAAATCAGCTTCCCAATCCCCTTGTCCAGCCGCCGAGAGTGTAAGCCATGCCTATGGGGGTAATCCAACTTAAGCCGGGAGTGGATACTCAACAGACGGCCACATTGAACTCGGCTGGTGTTACTCAATCGCAGCTTATCCGCTACAAGGAGGGGCTTATCCAGACTTACGGTGGATGGCAGCCATTTTATAACACAGCCATTGGCTCGACTATTCGCGATCTTCATGCTTGGGTCGATTCCAATTTCAATAACTGGCTTGCCGTTGGCGCCACCAAGAATCTGGTGGTTATCGAGAATAGCGTCCCAAGAGACATTACTCCACAAACTTTTACTTCAAGCTTTCCACCCAACTTCTCTATTTCAAGCTCCACCGGAAGTAACGCCAACTATTTTATAACCGTCACCGATAACAATCTGGGCGCTTATGGAGTGCCCTCCATCTACGATTCTGTGTACTTTAATACTCCTATCGCCATAGGTAACCTGTTTATCAATGGCGCATATCAGATCGTTGGTATAAATAGTTCCGATACCTACACAATAGCTTCAAGCGTTGCTGCTTCGACTACCATTAACAGCAGCGGTATTATGCTGACATTCGCTTCGACCGTTGGCTCCGCCATTGTAACGGGTTCCATCCCCAACAATAACTACATCTCGGCGGTTGGTCTTTATGAGCAGTTTATAGCTCCTACTACTGTTGGCGGCCTCACGATTCAGGGGCGTTATTACATTTCAAGCATCTTAGATTCCACGAACTTTACCATCACCGCCCTTTCTCCCGCTACCGCCACATCCACGGCAACGATGAACTCCAGTCTTGTTCAGGTCGTGTACTATATATCGCCCGGACCAACAACGGCTGGCGGTGGATTTGGCACTGGTGCTTTTGGCTCCGGTGGCTTTGGTACTGGTAGTACGGCAGGGACGGCACTGATTGGAACCCCTATTACGGCTACCGATTGGACTCTGGATAATTGGGGCGAGGTTATTCTCGCCTGTCCAAAAGGCGGCGCAGTTTATACTTGGTCACCGGACCAAGCGGCCTATAACGCGCAGGTTATTGCTCAAGCGCCATTCTTCAATGATGGAATATTTATCTCCCAGCCGCAACAGATTCTTGTCTGTTATGGTTCGATTCAGGCAACCGGGGTTCAGGATCAACTGATCGTTCGTTGGAGTGACAGTGCAGATTTTACCAACTGGGCCGTTACTGCCGCTACGGCTGCTGGCAGCTTTCACATATCTACCGGATCGCAAATCATTGGCGGGATGCAATGTCCAACATTTGGTTTGATCTCAACCGATGTTGACGTTTGGATCATGCAATATGTCGGTGGCACTGTCATCTTTAACTTTACTCGCGTTGGCGCTGGATGTGGTTGGATAGGTCCCCATGCCGCCGGAATCATGGCAGGCAATCCATATTGGTGCGGACTTAATAACTTCTATACCATTGGTCCAAATGGTGTGATGCCGCTACCATGTTCGGTGTGGGATGTTATCTTTCAGAATATCAGCAGCGTCAATCAGACCAAGGTAGTCTGCGCGATCAACTCTGCCTTTAGCGAAGTAACATGGTTCTATCCTTCGGCAGCCAGCCTGGGCGAGAACGATTCCTATGTAAAGGTTCATATCGAAGGCCAAGAATATGAATGGGACTTTGGTTCTCTTGCCCGCACAGCTTGGATAGATATTTCCGCCTTGGGAATGCCGATAGCCAGCGATAATAACGGCTATCTTTACCAGCATGAAATGGGAACAGTCATTTCTGGCATTGGTGCCCCTTATTTTAGAAGCGGTTGGTGGGCGTTAACGGAGGGGCAGGATTTAGCCTTTGTGGATTGGATTCTGCCGGATTTCATCTGGGGGACGTATGGGGGCGCCAAAGATGCCAGCGTGAACGTAACGTTCTATAGCGCCAATTATCCTGGCGATACTCCGTTAACGTATGGGCCATATACAGTCACGAGCGCAACGGAGTATATTAACATCCGACTCCGAGCGCGGCTCATGTCCGTGCTGGTTCAGAGTAACAATCAGGAGTTTTGGCGATTGGGCCGCATCCGTTTCCGGTATGCGGTATCAGGAAGGCGCTAGGCCATGGTTGCTTCTTATACGACCAATAAGGTTCTTACCCAGCCAGCCAATGGTGATGATCCTGGCACTTGGAATGTGCCGGTAAACGGCAATATGACGATTTTGGATAATGCCTTTGGTGGCATTACTACGCTTGCTCTTAATAACGCCAATGTGGCGCTCAGCACCGCACAATCTCAGAACGTCTTTCTTAGTCTGACTGGCGCCCTGGGCGCTAATATAGCTATTACGTTCCCCGGCGGGATCGGCGGGTTTTACTCCATTCAAAATCTCTGCACCAACTCTTCTATCTATACGGTTACATTGGTTACTACTGCCGCAGGGCAGCAGATAGGTTGCCCGCCTAGTGAGACTTTCGATATTTGGCTCGACGGCACCAATGTTAAATACCGCAACTTTGGCCGTGTAGGAACGTATTGGGACTATGCCGGATCATCTGTTCCGGCTTGGATTAGTGGATGTACTATTCCGCCTTATCTGAATTGCGATGGGACAACCTTTAGCTCTGCAACCTATCCTGCTCTGGCTAATCTTATAGGTACAA